ATCATCCTCGACTTCCGCCACGTCAGCGACCGCGACATCGAGGGACTGGCGCCCGCTTTGGCAGGGGCAGGGGTCAGCCCGAACCTGCGCATCCGCTTGCCCAACGCCGATGAGATTCCGGGGAACATCATTGTGCGCAGCGGATTTGACCGGATTCAGGCGTATCAGACTGAAACCATGGGCTCTGGCGGATTGCAGCATCCTGCTCAAGGTGGACTGCAAATCAGGCAAATTTTCGACCGTGAGTTCAGCGGCCCACGCCTCTGGCCGACATGGGAAAACAATGGCTGGGAGCACCTCAGTCAGGACAGTTCTGACATCTCGACCACGAAGAGTGCTGCTCGCCTCAAGTTCCCGGCATCGACCAGTGAGGGGTGGGCCGACCATACGGACAACGCCCCACTTTATTCTGCCTACGAGCCACACGACCGCAGTCTCTTCTTCCACGTCACCAGAATGGGCGTGAGCATGACGCACCGCTACGACGTTGACGAATTGAACTACAGTGGGTACGAGGAAACTACTGTCCAAGTCACCTCTACACCTGCCGCAAGCGTCTGGGCAGATACGTCAGAGAAAAGTGGGGGTCGCTGGTTCCTGCGCGTCTACGACCCAACTACAGGTAAGGGTGTACTGGCATCTTACACCGGCACCAAGTCTGATGGATTCACAGGTGTTGTGTTCAGCCCAGACTTTGCCTCCTTTGTCGCTGGCAAGAGTGGGCTCAAGGTCACACCCTCCTACTACATGCCTGCAGGCAGCACGCGCATGTTTGCTTCGCGCCGCCTACGCGACCACAGCGAATACAGCGGTGCGAGCCCGGACATGAAGAAGGTGGACTGGTTCGACGTCTACGACAACCTACCTGCCTCTACAGGCGCGATGACCAAGCCTTCCGCACCCTATTCCCGCATGACTGCTCCGAAGATGACTCCCATGCCGATTCCGCGCATGGGCCACCACTACGTCACGCCGACCATGGCCATGCTCCCCGGACATTACGCGCACCCTGCCTATCAGCGCCTGTATGACTTGCACCACGCCTGCAAGAGTTCCAACTACAGTCCGCTGCACCAGAGCCTGACCGGCTCGCTTGAGAACACCCGCACCAGCGGCTCTGGCGCCACCATCGAGTCACAGGGCTTCGGCCGCGACCCACTCGTCTGGTTCTCGACGCCAACTGCAGCGTTCGGACCCAGTGACATCCACGGCGGTGCCTTCACCCTGCTCACTGAAACCAAGGTCAAGTACGAAGGCTACGGTGTGGCTGCGAGCACTGGCGCTAACGCTGGCGATGTGAACGCTCAAGGTGGGCATACTCTGGTGCTGGAGGCTGCGAACACCTACACGTTGGGCAACCACTTCCCTGACCCTCTGGAGGTTGGTGCTTACCAAATCATCATCCAGCCAAACGTGTTCAAGCAGCAACTGCAAGGCTTCCACAAGAACCACAGCGAGGAGACCAAGGCTCCCAGTGAGGCTGGCACCAAGGTCACAGAACTGACGGGTCAGCAGGTCAACACCGTCATCGCCATCGAACGGGATGTGAGCACGCGTGGAGCCGTGGCTCTTATTTTGGCTGAAGCCATTATGGCCGACGTTCGCGGCTGCGAGGTCATTCTGAACGAAGTCATGCTCGACATCGAGCCGGACGCGAACAGTCAGTTCGCAAACCTGCCCCCGTTGGCCCTGTTCAACCCCATGGGTGTGCAGGAGAGCAGCAGCCCCGCATTCACGCGCCGCAGTCTTCCCTACCGACCGGGCATGTTCCAGAGTTCCACTCCGGGTCGCACGCTCACCATCCCATGGTGGGGCATTCTGCATAAGGACGGGGCCTCCTCCTCTGGAGCAGAGAAGTTCCGCCATTTGGAGTGGCACAAGCCAGACAACTACTACGAGTTCTGCCGGGTCGGCTACGGCGCCATCGGTTCTCAGATGACGCTCGCTGGCTACCCGACGACTTACCTCGACATCTACGAACCGCACAAGCGCGCTCGCAGCCTCAATCCGAACTGTATTGTTCTGGCAAACGATTCCGGTGCGCAGACCATCACGGTTGACGACAACGCCCTGTTCCCAGTGGCGCCTTACTACGGCGAGGTTCTGGAGTACACAAAGGACGGCATTCGCTACACTGCGACCTACACTAACCGGACGGGCACGCTCGCCCATGCTACGCTGGGAGCGAGCACGACTTTCGAGGGCGTCGTGGGCAGTGCTGCGTTCTGGACTGGTTTGGTCAACGAGTCAACAGTTCTGCGACTGAGCAGGCCCTACGACAACGGACCAAGCGACGAACTGTTCACCAAGTCAGCGACCAGTATCATGACTCGCAACTTACCGCAGTACGCCAACGGCAGCCGCGACACCAACTCGCTGCACGCTCCAGACGCATTCCTGTGCATGTGGCACCCCAACCTTGGGCGACCCTTCACGTGGTACAGCGACGACGAAAGTCGCGCATTCTACACCAATGACGGGTCAGCCGATGCGCCTGTGGACAAGAAGCCGTATAACCACGTTCCTGAGCACTTTGAGACCATCCACTACCACGATTTCAACTACGTGGCCAGCAAAGGTCCATTCGGCCTTGCTATGAAGTGGGTCGCCCCTCCAGCCAGCAGCCAAGCCCACACAGGCGACATCTACACGGCTGCTGCCATTGACGCCGTGGTGGACGGTGCTGGCACGCTCGACCACCAAGGCGGCACCGTTGGGGCGAACAAGTACAACTTCGCAGGCTTCTGGCCCGGCGGTAGCCGTGGGGCTGGCGGAGTCAGCCGTCTGGAAACCTACGGCCACGCCCTCATCGGCTGGGGCAGCGACACCTACGGCATGGATTGCGAGACTTATCAAGATTCGACAGGCGTGGCGACGCTGGCCCTGCCGAGCGACCGCAACAGGTGCTTTGGCTACCGTATGGCGGTACGCCAGTTGTTCAACAGGCCACGCTGGTCGCCGTATGTCCGTGGATGGTTGGAAGTGGCCAACAGCAACGCCATGCTTGGGTACTATCATGGTCCGCTTATCCAGCAAGACTCCAAGACTGGCGGCTGGGACTACGTGGGTGCCGACGGTGACGAGGACGACGAGGACTTCGATGCCCTCTACGTGGGCATCCTTGAGCGAATTACGCAGGTGTCCAGCCTCCTCGGTCAAGACCAACTTGGAAGGCAAGTTCGCTACAGTGATGGACGGCGCATGACCGGACCGTTCGGCTGTCCGGTCCGCACCTTGCGCAACACGTCGACGACGACGCGTCTGTTCCCCAACGACGCCAATGGTCAGGGTGTTGAAGAGTTGGCTGAGGCTCACCGCTTCTACATGGTTGACTGGTGGGGCAACACGCGTGGTGAGGACGTGCGTCGCTTCCCTGTCCGTGGCTTCGGTCTGCGTCCTTCGTGGGACCCAGAGGACGCATATGCAGACACGAACGTCACGCATCGTCCTGCAGCGCACGGTCTGTTCGGCGGAGACGGGAACGACCGCTACAGCGGCAGCGATAACAGCGATAACAACGCAGCCACGAACATGGGCACCGTTGACTGGTTCAACCCAGCCAGCGCTCTGCGAGTGGGTGACCGTGGGGATGGGCGTGGTGTGCGCTGGCCCACTGTCTTCAACGAAAGCCTGCTGATGGACGTCAGCGAAGCCCACGACGCCACAGGCCTCGTCCTGAGCCACAGCACGTCTGAGCCAGTTTTCGGCAACGGTCTGGTTCGCCCAAGCAACGCTGCACCCCAGCCCGGTGAAATCGAACGCGGCATCAGCGACCGCGTCGACCTCAACAGCGACGATGGCCTCCTCAAACCCTCAGCACACGTCGCAGAGGGCATCGAGACCGTGACGGCCGACATTCGTGGCGCTGAGCCAGTGGGCAGGGACGACGTGCGCCTTGGCCTTGATGTCGACACCATCGCCGAACTGAACGACGGCATCAGCCGCGAGTACATCGTCATGTCCACCGAAGCGGCCAGCCTGCACACCGACCGCGCAGTCGGCCAGCGCACCAACGTGCGTGGCGCTCACAACGTCGGCAGCCGCACGCTGAACGACCTCGACATGACCGCACTCGATTGGTCCGACAAGCCGGTGTCCGGCGTGGTCCGACACTCGGATGCGCACGCGATGTGGCCGCTTGGCGGCACCTACGTCATGGAATGGAGCAAGCACGCAGGCGTCCTCGACGTCAAGGGTTGGGGCAAAGCCGGTGCGTCTTCATCATCCAACCCCTATCAGGACGCAGACCACGACCCGACCAAGGAGAACGTGAACTACACGGACAGCACCATCCAGTTCATCTACAGACCTGCGCACGGGCTGGACTACCGCCACAGCCAGATGTTCCGACCGTTTGTCGACACAACAGGACCTCAGACAGGCTCCAACTTCTTCCGCGCTACTGCCGGCGGCAAGTACGGTCTCTTCACCAGCGACGTTCCCAGCGCACGCACAGGGACGCCGAGCAACCCACCGTATGCCCCCGTCTACACCGTTGACCCAGACGCACCTACCACGGCGGACAGCAACGGTCCGAAGATTCAGGGCGTCGACGTCACTGGTTTCGACAAGACTGACGTGCGCTCACCAGTTGCGCGCATGGTGATGTCTGAGAACACGCTGGAGCACTTCCGCGCTGACGCAAGCCGCCGCTCTATTGACGACGACGAGGGCGATTACAGCGTGCAGCCGCGCCACAGCCAAACGCTGCATCCGAAGGGTAGCAAGGGCGACACCTCCTTCAACACCGGAGACCATAGCGGAGAGTGAGGCACCATGGCACTTGGTAAGAACACCGTGACTGGGCGCGCTGATGCGGCTCAGAACACAGTGATGAAGCGCGTGCGCAAGCCTCGGTTCGTCGACAACGCAGTGCGCCATGCCGAGTACACCCGCATCAAGGCTGGGTTCGCGGCGCAGTTGCCCACTGCATCTGACTTCGTCCCTACTGCAGAGCGACGTTACCGCCTCATCGAGGAAGAGGACACGGTTCGCATCCTGCACAACCCTACGGATAGCATGCGCTACGAGGGTGCGCTGTTCTACGACGAGGATAAGGTCACGACCTCAACCCCTCTCCCAGCCTTGGCGGTCGGGGCCGAGCATCATGACCAAGCACTCGTCCTGTCGCAGTCTGAGACGGCCACCAAGGGCACGCGCTATCGGCTGGAGAACCTGAAGGGCAGCGGGCTGAACGCCATCGGCTTCACCGACAGAACCATTCGTTTTGCTCAGAAAGTTGGCGTGGGGCTGCGAACTTCTGACCTCGCAGCCCGCGTGGCGAAAGCCAACACGTCGTCAATCAAT